TTTAGCACACTTAAAAAGTTAGGAATCAAACCTAAAATAGGTGTGACTACTGGAATTAAAAGATTACCTGGAACAAGAAATTCATTTAATACAGATTTAAGTAAATTAGAAGGTGGTAATCCAGAAGCTTTAAAAAAGTTAATTGCAAATGATGCAGATTTTTTACCACAAGCAACTGCTGACGAAATTGAACAGTATTATAATAATCTGCAATACTTACAATCTACTTATCCAAATGTATTTTCAAAAGCAGAAGTTGTAACAGAAACAAAGACAGGGACTAAAATTCCTGTAGATGATATCAACAATAAAAATACTTTGGAAAACTTTGATATTAAAGATGAAGAACTAAAAGCGGACGGTGGATTAACCGTTGGTATTGGAACAATGTTTAAAAGGAAAAGATAATGGCTGAAGTAATTAAAACAGATAAATTAATAGAATTATTAGAAAAATATAAAATAAAAGTTCCAAGAAGTCTTGTTTCTCAATATGCACAAAAATATGGAATTGAAAAAGCAGATAAATTAGAAGTAATACGTAGAGACAAAAGAAGTCCAAATTATACTAGAAAAGAATTAATAACATCAGGTATTTATAAAAAACCTTCTGATAAAGAATTAAAAGAAATAAAAAAACAATATGACATTAATAGATTAAAAGCATCTGGAACGACAGAAGAAGGAGCTAAAGCTTTTGAATTAAGGTACAACAAAGTAAAAAAACTTTTAAAAGAAGGAATATCACCAGAAGAAGTTAAAAAAATAATGTTAGACGAATCTGGATTTCGTATGTCTACTTCAGTAACAAAAGCTATTAAAGAATTAAAAGAAGAAGGATTAGAAATTAAAAAATTTCAAGGAAAAATTTTAAAAATAAAAGATGATTTAAATAAATTAAATAAATCAGAAGTTAAAGATTTAATTAGATCAGGAGAAACTAATGTAAGTAAATTAATTACAAAATCTCAAAAAATTTTAAATATAACACCTGAATTAGCTGCAAGAAGATTAGGTCAATTAATAGAATCTTTTGCTGGAGACAATCGATACATTAATGCAAAAAGTAAATTACTTATGAATAAATCTAAACCTTTAACTGAAGGTTTAGGTAAAGTTACAGATACTAAATTATATGGAGGAATTGGAGGTGGACTTCAAAGAATGATGGCAGAAAAAAAAGTTTCTTCTTCAATTAATAAACCTTCAACTTTTTTTAGTAGTTTAAGAAAAAGGATTCAGGAACTGATACCATCAAAAACTTATGAAGTAGATGAAATTAAAAATATAGCTTCTTCCGGAAGATCTGGAACAGGACCCTACAGTATATTTTTACAAGGAATTAAATCTAATATTAATCAAGAGAAAGCTTCAACACTTGATAAACAAATGAGCATCTTTGAAAAGAGAATACAAGAAACTGAAAATGTAGAAGAAAAAAAAGAAATAGCAAAAAGGTATAATACTCAAGCAAGAAAATTTGCAGCTGATGCAAATAAAAATTTAAAACCAGGACAACTGCCAGTTAGAGTTTTAGAATTTAGTTTTGATGAACCAAATAAAGTAATTAAAAATAAAAGTGCTTTAGAAAAATATGGGGAACTATTTGATGATATTTATAAAAAATACGGATATTCTTTTAAAGTTCCATCAGATGTAAAAACAATTGATGAGATTATACCTTACTTACAAAATACAAAAGGTAATGTTAAAACTTTAAAAGCTTTAGCACAAAAAGCTCCAAGAATTTTTGGAATACCTATTACTGCATATTTAGGATATAAAGCTTTAAATCCAAGTGCTGCTGAAGCAAAAATTTTATCCCCGATCCAAGACACACAAACCGCGATGCAAGATCAACAATTAGATAACGTGTATGCAAATGCATTAATGTCAGATGTACCTTATGCTACACAACCACAAACATCACCTGTTACAGAAGTTGCTGATGCAAAACTTGCAGATGATCTTGAATATGATGATGTTAGAAAAGTTTTTGTAATAAAAAATAATCCTGAAGTTAAAGCAACTCAATCTGATATTTTATATTGGTTAGCAGATAATGAAATACCAGAAGAAGTAGTAGAAATAGGTAAAATGGTTGGTCAAGCGGGTGCAGTGCTTGGAGGAGCAACAGTTGCTCTTGGTTTACCTGATGTTAAAAAAACAATTGAAGAAAGAAAAGCAATTGGTAAATCTCCAATAACTGGAGCTCTTGCAAAAGGATTTTATAGATTAGGAAGTCCATTTGCTACGGCTGCATTTACAGCGCCACAAATATTAGATGAAGAAATAACTACAAAAGATATATTAACTGATCCGTTAAACTATTTAGGACTTGCAACCATGGAAACTTTTGGAAAAAAAGCTGGAACTATTGCTGCACCAGCTGCTGCAGAAGCGGCGGGTTTAGGTTCATTTTTAAAGAATTATACTTCCCTTAAAAATGTTGGTGAAGCTGTTCCTGGTAGATTTAATACTTTATTAAGATTAGGTTTAAGTCCAAGAACAATTGCAGGAGCAGCTAGATTTTTAGGAATACCAGGACTCATTGCATCTGGAGCTTACACATTGTATGATTATCTATATAACAAGGAATCTGAATAATGGATCGTAGAACTTTATTAAAGCTATTAGGTGGAGTTGCAGCATTACCTGCTTTAGCAAAACTAATTAAAGGAAAATCAGCCATCAAAGCTACAAAAGCTGTAGGAAAAGTATTACCTAAAGTTGAAGGTATGCCTGATTGGTTTTCACCACTTGTTAACAAAATTATGAAAGAGGGAGTAGATATATCTCCTAAAGCTTCAAGAATTGAAGATATGGTTACTGTTAAAAAATTAGAAATACCTTCTGAAACTGGAAAATTAGAAGTAATTACTCTTACAGAAAATAAAATAACTGGAAATATTACTATTGAATCTAATTATGGTGGAGTGGCTGACTCACCTTTTGAGTTAAGTTATAGACCTCCTAAAACTGATATTGATGCAACAACAGGAAAAGTAATAAAAGAACCTGGTGATTTTTCTGTAATAGAAAATAGACCAAAACCAGATTATAATGATATAGGCAATATTGAATTTGATTATGATAATTTTGATATTGATAGTGCCTACAGTGATCTTGAAAGATTAGAAAAAATTGGAACTGGAAAAATAAAAAATACAAAAAAAGCTGCAGAAAGAGCATCAGGTAGAGAGATGATAGAAAAATCTCCTTATGATGATATCATGAATAGATATCCAGACCCAGATATTAATGACCCGTATGATTATGCAAATGGTGGTTTAGCTAGTTTTGCAAATGGTGGATTGACAAATACTGTTTCACCTGTTAGAGGTCCCATATCTCAAGGTGTTGAATCACTATTTAGAAGAAGGTATAATTAATCATGTCAGAAATTGATAAGGCGCTTCCTAATACAAAAACGACTATTGAACTTCCAGGTCAAACTGAAGTAGAACAAACTATTCAAGAACAAGTAGAGAAAGCACAAGACCCATCTGTTGAAATTAATATGAGTGAAGACGGTGGAGCAGAAATTTCTTTTGATCCAAGTATTGCATCTATTCCAGGAGGAGAAGATCATTACGCAAATCTTGCAGAATTTTTAGATGAAAGTATTTTAACCGAGATTGGATCTGAATTAAATGAAAAATATAATGACTATAAATCTTCTCGCCAAGATTGGGAGATGACATATACTAATGGTTTAGATCTATTAGGATTTAAATATGAAAAAAGAACAGAACCATTTAAAAATGCATCAGGTGTAACTCATCCAGTTCTTGCAGAATCAGTAACACAGTTTCAAGCACAAGCTTACAAAGAATTGCTTCCTGCGGACGGGCCCGTGCGAACACAAATTATAGGTTTAACGGATCGCAACAAAGAAGATCAAGCAATGCGAGTCAAAGAATTTATGAATTATCAAATTATGAATGTTATGAAAGAATACGAACCTGAATTTGATCAGATGTTATTTTATTTACCATTATCAGGATCTACATTTAAAAAAGTTTATTATGACGCAATTTTAGGAAGAGCAGTATCTAAATTTATTCCAGCAGAAGATTTAATAGTTCCATATTCTGCAACATCACTTGAGGATGCAGATGCTGTTATTCATGTAATTAAAATTTCTGAAAATGATTTACGTAAACAACAAGTAAATGGTTTTTATAGAGATATAGAACTAGGACAACCACCATTAAAAGAAGATGAAATTAAAAGTAAACAAAGAGAACTAGAAGGTGTTCGAGTTGAAAAACAAGAAGACATTTATACTTTGTTAGAGTGTCATGTTAATTTGGATTTAGAAGGTTTTGAAGATAAAGATCCTCAAACTGGTGAGCCTACAGGAATTAAACTTCCATATGTTGTAACCATTGAAGAATCTTCAAGAGAAGTTTTATCTATTAGACGTAATTATAAATCAGATGATTCATTAAAAAATAGAACAAATTATTTTGTACACTTTAAATTTTTACCAGGTTTAGGATTCTATGGTTTTGGATTAATACACATGATTGGTGGACTATCTAGAACTGCAACATCAGCTTTAAGACAATTATTAGATGCGGGAACTCTAGCTAACTTACCATCTGGATTTAAAATGCGTGGTATTCGTGTAAGAGATGATGCTCAACCATTACAACCTGGAGAATTCAGAGATGTAGACGCACCAGGAGGAAACCTTCGTGATGCATTTATGCCATTACCATTTAAAGGACCTGATCAAACATTATTACAACTAATGGGTATTGTAGTAGATGCAGGACAAAGATTTGCAAGTATTGCCGATGCACAAGTTGGAGACATGAATCAACAAGCAGCTGTTGGTACAACAATGGCATTACTTGAAAGAGGCTCACGTGTCATGTCAGCAATCCATAAAAGAATTTATGGAGCGTTAAAACAAGAATTTGAATTATTAGCAAATGTGTTTGCAACTTATTTACCACCAATTTATCCTTACGATGTTGTAGGTGGACAAAGGCAAATTAAACAAACAGATTTTGATGAAAAAATTGATATCCTTCCAGTTGCAGATCCCAATATATTTTCACAATCTCAAAGAATTAGTTTAGCACAAACTCAATTACAACTTGCTCAATCTAATCCACAGATTCATGACATCTATCAAGCGTATCGATCTATGTATGAAGCGATTGGAATTAAAAATATAGATTTAATTCTTCCATCACCAAAACAACCAATGCCAATGGATCCAAGTTTAGAACACATTACTGCAATGGCGGGTCAACCTTATCAAGCATTTCCAGGACAAGATCATAAATCACATATTGAAGCTCATTTAAATTTTATGCAATTAAATATGGTTAAAAATAATCCTGCAGTTGTAATGTCTATTCAAAAAAATATACTTGAACACATTTCAATTATGGCTCAAGAGCAAGTTCAAATAGAATTTATACAAGAATTACAACAGTTACCTATGTTGCAACAGCAAGCACAGATAAATCTACAAGCCGCGCAACAAATTCAAAGCATAACTATACGAATTGAATCAAGAAAAGCTCAATTAATAGCTGAAATGACTAAAGATTATGCTGATGAAGAGAATAAATTGATAGGTCAATTTGATTCTGATCCACTTTTAAAGTTAAAATCACGTGAAGTTGACTTAAAAGCCATGGAAAACGAGCAAAAACGTAAAGAAGCTCAAGAAAGATTGAATTTAGACAAAATGAAAGCTATGATGAATCAAACAAATGAAGAAAATAAGCTTGAACAAACTGAAGAATTAGCTAAACTACGCGCTGGAGTAAGTCTTGCAAAACAAGGCGTTCAACAAATGAAGATAAGAGGAATATAGTATGAAAAAAGATCAAAAAAAAGTTGGCAAAGTAATGAGAGAATTTAAAAAAGGCGAACTTAATATTGGTAAGTCTTCTAAAAAAGTAAAAAATCCAAAACAAGCAATTGCAATTGCATTATCAGAAGCTGGAATGTCTAGAAAACCAATGGCAGAAGGTGGAGATGTTGTAAAAAATTTATCTTCAAGATCAGAATATGGTAATCAAGTTGATTTTGCACAATTTACAAATCCAGATGGTACTTTAAAAGGTGGAATTGATGTTGAAATGTCAAATCCTCAAGAAACTCAAGTTGATCTAGTTCAAGGCCAAGGAAGTATACTTCCAGAGAAAAAAAGATCATCAAAATGGTATTAAAATATGATTCAAATGTTAGGTGCTGTCGCACCATTAGCTAAAATATTATTCAACACAATTGATAAAGCTGTCTCCGATAAAGATTTACAAGAAAAATTAAAAGCACAATTACAAATTCAATTATTACAATCTAACACAGCGGAACTCAAAGCAGCTGCTAAAATAGTTGAAGCTGAAGCAAAAGCGGGTTGGTTTGCAGCAAGTTGGCGACCATTGTTAATGTATGTATTGATTTTTATTTTAATATGGAATTATGTTTTAGGGCCTGTTATACTATTTTTTTTTAAATCATCTATTATATTTGTCGAATTACCTGGTGATGTTTGGACACTATTGCAAATAGGTCTAGGTGGTTATGTTGTGGGAAGATCTGCAGAATCTGTTGCTAGAACAATGGCAAATAGATCTGTAAATAAAGAACAAGAAAACTAATAGGAGAATAAAATGAGAAACGATTACAACATAAGACCAAGAGCAAAAATGATGAAAGGTGGAAAAGTTAAGAAAAAAGGTTTTCCAGATTTAACTGGTGATGGCAAAGTTACTTTTAAAGATATTTTAAAAGGTAGAGGCGTCATTAAGAAAAAAGGTGGAATGATTAAAAAAGGTAAAAAATAATGGGTGCAATTTTAAAAAGTGGTATTGGCGTTATTAGAAGCGTAAGTCCAAAAGTTAAAAGTAAAGGTATAGCTAAATCAAAAGCTAACATTGCAAAAAATATTGGTCAAATAAAAAGATATCAAGACGAACGCGAAGAATTAATAGAATACAATTTAAAAAAAGCTAAAGAGGGAGAAAAATCTATTTATGGAACAGTTGAAGAAACAGAGAAAGAACTTGAAAAATTAAGAGCAGAAAAGAAAAAATTTCCATCAAAAGATATGAGAAAATTTGATGAAGGTTTAACATTTGAAGTTACTCCAGAATATAAAAAAGGTGGTAGAGTTAAAAAAAATAAAGGTGGCCTTATGAGAGGCATACCTAAAATTGCAATAAAAGGTTATTAATGGGTAAACTTTGTCCAAGAGGAAAAGCTGCTGCAAAAGCAAAATTTAAAGTGTATCCGAGCGCGTACGCAAACATGTATGCATCTGCCGTTTGCTCTGGAAAAATAGTTCCAGGGGGACGTAAAAAGAAAATGGGTGGTGGTAGTATTTCACAACAAAGAAAAATGGTATCTAACTATAAACAAGGTGGCATTGCAAAAGGTTGTGGTGGTGTAATGGAAAACAGAAGAAAAGTTACCAAAAAATACTAACATGGGTTTACGAAAGTGGGTTCAAGAAAATTGGGTTGATATTGCAAATAGAAAACCCGATGGATCTTATCCAAAATGTGGAAGAAGCGGCGGAGAAAAAAGAAAAAATTATCCAAAATGTGTTCCCATTGCAAAAGCTAGAGCTATGAGTAGAGGTCAAAGAGCTTCCGCTGTAAAAAGAAAACAACAAGCTGGAAACACTGGCCCTAAACCAAGTAATGTTCCAACTTTTGCAAAAAGAAAAAAAATGGGTAACGGAGGTTTAGTGTAATGCCAAGAGGAACTTGTTGGCATGGATATGAACAAAAAGGAATGAAGAAAAAAGGAAATAAATTAGTTCCTAATTGTGTAAGAGTAGGTAAAGTAAAAGGTGGTTTAGCAAGACAAGCAGCCATCGCTATATCAATGAAAAAAGCTGGTAAAAAACCAAAGAAAAAATGAAAAGAATTCCTAGAAAACCCGGACAACCTGCAAGATCAAAAAAACATTCTGATTTGTACACAGATGAAAATCCAAAAGGCACAATACATGGTTTAAAATTTAAAACAGAAACTGACGCTAGAAAAAGTGTTGCAAAAATAAAAAAAAGTGGACGTAGCAGAGCACATAAAATACAAGCTGCAATAGCTATGGAACAAAGAGCAGGTGTTATGGGTAAAGCCTCTGCAGCAGGTGTATATCGTAAATATATTGATTCAGTAAAAAGAACTAAAAAATTAGATGGAGGCATCATTGATATGACAAAGATGAAATATATTTAATGGGAGATCTTGCATTAAGAGGAAAAGGTAGAGCAATGTTAGCTTCTGGTGGAAGAACACCTGATAATATGCCTGCTAGAAATAAAAAAAACTTTAGACCTACAAAGTCTGGAGCAGGTATGACACGAGCTGGTGTTATGGCCTATCGAAGAATGAATCCAGGTTCTAAATTATCTACTGCTGTTACTGGTAAAGTTAAACCAGGATCTAAATCTGCTAAAAGAAGAAAATCATATTGTGCAAGATCAGCTGGTCAAATGAAGATGTTTCCAAAAGCAGCAAAAGATCCTAATTCAAGATTACGTCAAGCACGTAGAAGATGGAAATGTTAACAACAAAGGAGAAAAGATGGAAGATGTAGATATAGCAAGTAAATTACAAAGATTTATGAAAAATCAGTTGTCTAATTTAACAACAGTGGTGACCTCTGGAGGTGTTGACAATATGCCTGATTATAAGTATATACTTGGGCAAATTCGCACATACGAATTTTTATTACAGGAAATCTCTAACCTGCTAAACAAAAAGGAGCTTAAGGAAAATGAAAAAGGAAACATTATTAAACTCGAATGAAATACCAAAGACTGTTCTAGGTCTTGAAGAAAAATACAAAGAAGAAGATAAAAAAACTGTAAGAGCAGAAACTATTACAGAATTTTTAATTAATAGTTTACCAGAACCTTCTGGTTGGAGATTATTAGTATTACCATTTACGCCTAAAGATAAAACTAAAGGTGGAATTATTATTTCACAAGAATCATTAGATAAATTAAGAATATCTACAAACTGTGGTTATGTTTTAAAGATTGGACCATTAGCTTATAAAGATAAAGAACGTTATCCAACAGGTCCATGGTGTAAAAAAGGAGATTGGGTTATCTTTGCTCGTTATGCGGGATCAAGATTACCAATAGAAGGTGGAGAAGTGCGACTACTAAACGATGACGAAGTACTTGGAACTATAAAAAATCCTGAAGATGTTCTTCATCATATTTAAACATAGGAGGCACTATGCCAATTGAAGATAAGAAAAAAGAACCAATGATAGATGTCGGCGAAGAAGAAGGCGCTGAAATTACATTGGACAACAACGAGCAGACGAAAGCCGTTGCAGAGGAGAAAAAAGAAGAGAAAATTGAAGTTGTACAAGAGGAAGAAAAACCTGTTGTAGAAACAAAGGTTGAAAAACCTGTTCAAAAAAAAGATGAGTTAGAAGAATATAGTGAAGGCGTTAAAAAACGTATTGCTAAATTAACTCATAAAATGAGAGAAGCTGAAAGACAAAGAGAAGAAGCAGTAGCTTACGCTCAATCAGTTCAAAGAGAAAAAGATAAGATTGAGTCTAGAATTTTAAAAACAGATCAAAGATATGTATCTGAATTTGAAACTAGAGTTAATGCTAGTTTAGCTAACGCTAAAATTGCTCTTAAAGCTGCAATTGATAATCAAGATATAGACGGTCAAGTCAATGCACAACAACAAATAGCTGAATTAACCATGGAAGCTGCAAGATTAAAAAATCTTAAAGTTATTCAAGAAGATATAGCTAGTGAAAAACAAGTTAAAATCACACCACAACAAAATACTCAAACTGCACAAGTAGATCCTAAAGCGGAAGAATGGGCAGCAAAAAATAGTTGGTTTGGTAATGATTCAGCAATGACTTATACTGCCTTTGATTTACATAAAAAACTTGTAGAAGAAGAAGGTGTAGATCCAAAAAGTGACGAATATTATGAAGAAATTGATAAAAGAATAAGACTTGAATTTCCTCATAAATTTGCTACAAAGGATACAACTACAACTACAGAAAGAGCAAAACCTGCTCAAACTGTAGCTTCGGCTAATCGTCCTAGCCAATCAGGACGCAAAAAAACTGTGAGACTCACACCATCACAAGTAGCAATTGCTAAAAGATTAGGTGTGCCACTTGAAGAATATGCGAAACATTTAACCACGAAGGAGGTATAGGCATATGGTAGAAAACGAAAAAAATATTAAGACTTCCCGTGCGAGCGAAACTAGGACTAAAACAGATAGACCTAAAGTTTGGACTCCACCATCATCTCTTGATGCACCGCCTGCGCCGGACGGATTTAGACACAGATGGATAAGAGCCGAAAGTGTTGGTTTTGATGATACAAAAAACATTTCGGGCAAATTAAGATCTGGTTGGGAATTTGTTAGAGCGGATGAATATCCTAATTCTAACTATCCAACAGTTAAAGACGGAAAATACGCAGGAATCATTGGAGTTGGTGGCCTAGTGCTGGCTAGGATACCCGAAGAGATCGCAAAATCTCGTGAAGAGTACTTTTCAAAAAGAACTAAAGATCGAGAAGAAGCTATTGCAAACGATCCTTTTAAGGAACAGCATCCAAGTATGCCGATCAGCAAAGATAGGCAGACTCGTGTAACTTTTGGTGGCACAAAGAAAAACTAATTATTTAGTAATTCCTAACCTCAAAGTTTAAAACTAATATAAGGAGAAAAATATGGCAAACTCAACAGTTGCCTTCGGTTTTAGACCGTTAGGCAAACTTGGTGGAAATCCAGCTGCAGGTGGACAAGATCAATATGAGATCGCGGACAACTTCAGTACGTCTATTTTTCAAGGAGACCTTGTTAATTTATCTAACACTGGTGGAGTTCAACCTGTAACTACAACTACAGGCACTAGTGTTTTAGGTGTATTTAATGGAGTTCTTGTAGAATCAGACCCATCAACAAAAAAACCAAAATGGTCAAATTTTTACTCACAAACAAATATTACCCAAGGTAATATTTACGCGTATGTAATAACTGACCCAAATCAACTCTATCTCGTTAAATCTACGGGAACTGCTTTAGGAAACACTGCGGTTGGAGTATCTTTTGATCAAGTATATGCAGCAGGTAATACTAATAATGGTATTTCTGGTGTTTATATAAATCTTGGATCTTCAGCAGCTGCTGCTGATGGGCAAGTGACTGTGGTGAATATATCACCATTCATAGGTAACGAGGAAGCTGTAACAAATGAAGATTTCATTGTTAGAGTTTCTAAGAGTCATCAATTACTATAACAGGAGAATATAAACTATGGCTATCTCAAGATCACAACTAGTTAAAGAACTAGAACCAGGTTTAAACGCTCTGTTTGGACTTGAATATAAACGTTATGACAGCGAGCATGAAGAAATCTTCATCAAAGAAACTTCTGACAGAGCTTTTGAAGAAGAAGTTATGTTATCAGGTTTTGGCAGCGCTGCCATTAAAGCTGAAGGATCTGGTGTCAACTACGATCAGGCACAAGAAACTTTCACTGCTAGATATACGCACAATACTATAGCTCTTGCATTCGCAATTACTGAAGAAGCGATTGAGGATAATTTGTATGATAGACTTGCGTCTCGTTATACAAAAGCATTAGCTAGATCTATGGCGAATACAAAGCAGGTAACTGCGGCTAACGTATTGAATAATGGATTCAGCTCATCTTTTTTAGGTGGTGATGGATCTCCTTTATTCTCTACAACTCATGCTACAATCTCTGGATCATTTAAAAACACGCTTTCAACACAAGCCGATTTAAATGAAACATCTTTAGAGCAGTCTTTAATTGATATTGCTGCTTTCACAGATGAAAGAGGTTTAAAAATTGCAGCTCAAGGTGTTAAATTAATTATCCCTTCTGAATTGCAATTTACTGCGGACAGATTAATGTCTTCTGCTGGTAGAGTTGGAACATCTGATAATGATATTAATGCAATCAAAAACAAAGGAATGATTTCACAAGGTTATGTTGTAAATCATTACTTAACTGATTCTGATGCATTTTTTATTATCACAGATGTGCCAAATGGCTTAAAGTACTTTGAAAGATCACCAATTAGAACTTCTATGGAAGGTGACTTTGAAACTGGTAACGTAAGATACAAAGCTAGAGAAAGATACAGCTTCGGCTTTTCTGACCCTAGAGGTGCTTTCGGTTCATCAGGAGCGTAAAGGCTTTTATTACAGGGCGAGTTTGACTCGCCCTGTAAATCAATATAAAAACATCCGTGAGAAGATGAAAACCTACCTAATAAAAGTATTCTTAAATGGCATAAAAATCCAATTTACATTGGAATCTGAACCTATTTTAGTAACAGAAATATTACATGATAAAGTACTTGACTTTCTGGGAAAAACAACTAAATATGAATTAGAAAAATTAATTAGTCATAATCAGATTAGTAATTTTTTCTATATAACCTATGAGGAGGTTGAACGTGACATCATTGTCCCAATCACTTCTGGCCAAGAAAATAGACTTGGAATCACAGTGGAACAAGTCTTATCTTGAACAGGGAAGATTAACCACTGATATGCAGTGGTTAGATGTAAAGTTGAAGGAAGTTAAAAGACAAATTCTTCAACAGGATCTTGAAGCCGCTAAACAAGAAAATAACCTTGTTTTAAGCGAAGAAGAAGATCCAAAATTTATAGCTAGTTAAACTAGTTATATAATTGGAATAAAAGTGAAAGAAACATAAGCCACCCCTTGCTCTTTTTAAAAAATTAAGCTATATTTATACAACTATACATTAACTTCTAATCTAGACGCGTATAGTCGACGGCCTAGAGACTAGATTGGAATAACTAGGAGAACATAACTATGGCAACAACATCATTCCAAGGGATCGTAAGATCATACGGAGGACAAGACAAATCAATAACAACACCAGGTGTTGTAGTATTATCTGAAATAATTTCTTTTAATGCTGCTGCAACTGCTGCAAGT